TTGTGAAACGGACTATGTTCCTGAAAAGAAAGCGGTTCTTTGGGAAAAAGTTATCGGGGAAATTTTTAACGGAGATATCAAGCTCATTCGCTACGTTCAGCGACTCTTGGGCTACTCTATCTCTGGCGATACCAGCGATCCAGTATTTAATGTCTTTTTTGGTTTTGGTGCCAACGGCAAGTCGACGATTGTTGGTGCTATTTCTGATCTGCTGGGCGAGTATGCTCGGAATCTACCCTCCGAATTATTTGATAAGCAAAAAGAGCTTCACCCAACTTATCTCGCGTCGTTGCGAGGGGCGAGGCTTGCAGTCGTCGCAGAAATGGAATCCGACGTTCAATTGGCGGAGGCGACAGTCAAGAAAGTAACTTCGACGGATATGATAGAGGCGAGGCGGATGCGGGAAGATCCTTGGTCCTTTCGGCCAACTCACACTTCCATCCTCTGCACAAATCATTTGCCGAACGTAAAAGGCAGTGATCGCGGAATTTGGAGGCGGTTAAAGTGTGTTCCATTCACCGTTGATTTAACTGATCGTAAAGATGCTACGATCCCAGCACGTCTCGTTGAGGAATATGCAGGAATCGCCAACTGGCTTATTGAGGGCCATCGGCAATACAAAAAACACGGCATTGGAACGTGCGAAGCTGTTGAGGAGGCCACAGCATCTTACCGAGAAGGGGAAGATGAATTTAGGAGGATATTTGAAGACCTTTTTTGTAAATCAGAAAATGCTTTTCTACCAGTCGTCGATGCCCTGCAAACTTACGCCGCAAACGGCGGCAGATTAGGTCGAAAGAAATTTGTTGCTGAGATGGGCAGGCTTGGCTGGGTGGCAAAGAGGCACCGAATAAACGGATCGCAAATACATAGTTTTAAAAATTTACGTTTAGTTGTTAATGATTTTGGAGGATAAAAATGTTTGATGAAGTTAAAAAGTTGCTGGCAAGCAAAGAGCAAGCAAAGCTAGATGAAATATGCAATTTTTGCGGTGAAGCGATTTTGAGTTTTCGGGATCGTGAGTCGGAAGAGGAGTATCAAATTTCCGCTCTATGCCAGTCCTGTCAAGACGGTGTTTTTGAGTCCGATCCCTTTTCGGAGGAAACTGATGAAATATAAGCTAAGGCCCTCAGGCTCATCAAGATGGCTCAGTTGTCCGGCCAGTCTAATACTTGAGGAAACGGTTGTCGTCGAAAAGCGAGACGATATGGTGGCCGCGTATTTAGGCTCGGCGACTCACGAACTATTAGAAAGGTGCGTAAAAAACGAAAAACTTCCGGGGGCTTTTAAGGGGGAGCGAATTGTAGTTTTTGACGAGGAACATCAAAACTTTCCATACGTAAAAACGGTTGATCAGAATATGGTTGACACGATTAATTTTTTCCTACAAGAAGTTGGTTTTCCTTCGGAAACCGCAAAAGTTTTTTCAGAATTAGAGATGGAACACAGCGATCTTCCGGAACTACGCGGGACGGCAGACTATCTCCGCGTAGACGGAAGCCACGCTCTGCTCGCGGATCTAAAAAATGGCTCGGCCATTGTTCAGGTTAAAAAAAGAAACGGAGAAATAAACACTCAACTGCTTGCTTATGCTTCAATGGTCTTTGATCAATTCCCTGAAGTTATGTCGATAACTTTAGTCATAATTCAGCCAAACGGGAAGACAAAAAAGAAAGTGAGATCAGCGGTAATTGATAGACAAGACGCTGCTGATTTTATGGCTCGCGCTAAGAAGGTTGCAAAAGCGGCTGGTGATGCAACGAAAGACACACTCAGTGTGATAACGTCTGAAGGTTCCCACTGCTGGTTTTGCCTCGCAAAAGACATCTGCCCAGCGAGGGGCAGGGCAGAGATTAACAGAGATTTTAAGGAGTAGCCAACAAAAGCAAAAAAGAGTTTTTAGATTTTTAAGTTTAATAAGTTTTTAGAAAGATAATTATGTCAACAAGAATTACAACACCTAAGTTTATTGCTTCCTTTCCAAATTTGTTTGAGCCATCTGGCTTCGAGGGGCAAGACCCTAAATACGGGGTGACGATGCTGTGGGATGCCGAAGAAGATTTATCATCTTTGAAATCTGCTTGCGAAACTGCCATCCTTAAAAAGTGGGGCGACAAGCGACCTTCAAACATACAGATGCCAATGAAAAGTGGCGATGAAAAATTAGATTCTGACGGTAAGGTACGTCCTGAGTACGCGGGGAAGAAATACGCGATTGCAAAAGCCAAGCAGAGCGATCCACCCAAGGTGGTAGATTTAGAATTGAATCCCATTTTAGACAAAACTGAGGTCTACGGGGGTTGCGAGATGCGTGCCGCTGTGTCGGCTTATGCTTGGGAGTTTGCTGGAAAACGTGGCGTGTCGCTTTATCTAGGAAACGTCCAGAAAACAGGAGCCGGAGAAGCGTTTGGTGCAACTAGCACTGTCGAATCTGATTTTGGTTTTTAGGCCGAGGTCACCTCTAGCCCCCTTATCGAAAGGGGGCCTTTTTCTTTTTTAATTTTTGAGGTGTTGCGATGGCTAGAGTTTTAACGATAGGGGACACGCACTGCCCTTGCATGCGAAAGGGTTATGTAGACTTTTTACTGGAAACGTATCACGCTTGGGATTGTGATCGAGTAGTTATGATCGGGGACCTTGTCGATAATTGCAGCCTCTCGTTTCACTTAAAGAAACCGAGCCAGAAAAATGTTCTGCACGAATACGAGCAAGCCTTGAAACAAGTAGAAGAGATTACCACTGCTTTTCCAGAAGCTGATTTTCTTATTGGGAACCATGATGCTCTGCCATACCGCTGGGCAAAAGAGGTTGGTGTGCCAGACTGGTATCTTCTGTCACCTTCAGACCTGTGGGACCTTCCAGAGGGTTGGAAAGTTACCAAACGATTCGGTCAAATAATTATTGACGACGTGATTTATCAACACGGTGATCGAGGAAGAGCAAGCGCAATCCTTAACGCTAAGGACGAATTTAAATCAGTCGTGCAAGGCCATCATCACTCAAAGGCGGGAGTGACCTATTATGCAAACAAATTCACACGAATTTTTGGCCTCCAGTGCGGGACTGGTGCAGACGCGGGTCATCAGCAGCAAGAATACGGAATAAAGTATTCGTCGAAACCCATTCTAGGCTGTGGCGTAGTGCTAGACGGTGTCACGGGTATTTTTGAGCCTTGGCAAATTTAGATTGAATCAGGTTAAGTTTGGGGTTGCCGCTCGACGATGTAACTCCTAAACTTGACCAAAACATTTATTTTAATTGGAGGATTAAAAATGATTGACAGATATGAAGTTATTTATCGAGAAATAACTATTGACGATTTTGCGGAAATAGAAAGATTGGATGCAGAAGATTATTGCGGCGACGATCCTTTTATTGAAGAGGAACTTGCTGAAATGTTTGACCGAGAAGACGATCTAATAAAATATATGGGCTACGTAGCTGAATTTCGCGGATCAATTATTGGTTACTTAATTTGCTTCAGGCCATCGATGGAGTTGGCTAATTTTATAACTTGCATAATGCGAGTGTTTGTGTCTCAGGACTATCGTCGAATAGGAGTTGGAACCTATTTAATCGAGAATGTAACGCCTAGCAAAATAGGTCACAAAACAAATATTGAGACAGGCTTAGAAGATTATATAGCTGCTTCTTTTTTACGCCATAACGGATTTGTCGTCATTGGCGCAGTCGGTGCAGAGTTGGACGAGAGTGGCGACGTGGAAATGGAAGGCTTTTTAGTTTTCCAAAATGAAAAAAGGCCCGTGCTTTCCCTGACAAAAAGATTAACTTGGGGGGTGAGTTAATGGATGTGCTTCATCTCGATTTTGAAACCTCATCGCAGGTAAGTATAAAAAATGTTGGGACCTACAGGTATTGTGCTGACAAATCAACAGAGGTGATCTGCGTAGCCTACGCCTTAAATGAAAATCCCGTGCAAGTGTCGGACCGACTTCCAAATGAAATCCGCAGGCATATAAGAGATGGAGGGTTGGTATACGCACACAACTCAGCCATGGAGGAGCAAATTCTCTATCATGTATATGGAATCCAAAAAGTCAACATGCGATGCACTTCTGCTGTGGCAAGTTACCACGCATTGCCCGCGAGCCTCGAAGCAGTGGCCGAGTATTTAGGTTTAGATGCTCGCAAAGATACCGAAGGTGCAAAAGTTTTGAGGAAGCATTTTAAAACCCACCCGGACGAGATCCCCCGTTCAGATCTTTCGATCATTAAAGACTACTGCAAGTGTGATGTAGAGGTAGAGCGTGCAATCCATCGCAGGCTCGGAGACCTGCCCGCGAACGAGCTAAAGATTTGGCAGCTAGATCAACGAATGAACTCTCGCGGCTGGAGAATCGATAAAGATTTAGCTAGACGTTGCATTGAGATTGTTGATAAAGCAAATTTAAAACTGGAAGAAGATTTGCAACGACTAACAAGCGGTGCCGTCGAGAAACCAACCCAAGCGAAAAGAATTATTGACTGGCTGGCTTCTGCCGGTGTCATTACCGACAATCTTACAAAAGACACGGTCGTCGAATTGCTTGATCAGAATTTGTCAGATACAGTTCGGCAGGTGTTGCTATGCAGGCAGCGTGGCGGCGGGAGTTCTACGGGTAAATACGCGAAGGCTTTAGCTATGGCGGGCGAAGATAGCCATGTTCGTGGTAATCTGAAATATCACGGAGCCACCACAGGGCGGTGGAGTGGAAGCGGTTTGCAGGTACAAAACCTACCGCGAGGCAATGTCAGCGACACCGACGCACTTGCTGAAATGTTTTTGCAAGGCCGAGAAGACATGATAGAGGATGTAGCTGGCAACGTGTACGACGGTGCAAAATCTGCTGTTAGGCCAATGCTTACCGCTTCATCTCCTGACAGCCTTTTGCTTGTCGCAGACTATAGCTCTATCGAGTGCCGTGTCTTGGCGTGGCTTGCCGGTCAAGATGATTTGTTGGATGAGATTAGAAGTGGGGTAGATACTTATTGTAGTTTTGCCGAGCGAGTGTTTAAAAAGCGAGTGACTAAAGCCCACAAAAAAGAGCGTTCTGTCGGAAAGGTTGCTATCCTCGGCTTAGGCTATGGGATGGGAGCAGCAAAGTTTCAAAGCACGCTCAAAACAATGGCAGGGCTTGAGGTAAGTCTTTCTTTTGCGAAAAGCGTCGTGGACACTTACCGAAGCACCTATGGAAAGATCAGAGACTATTGGTACGAACTCGAAAGGGGTGCCATTGAGGGGGAAAAGCTCGGCGAAAGTAAAGATGGTAGGTGGTATCGAGAAGGGAACATCCTCCACCATATTTTATCGAGTGGTCGAATTATTCGTTATCAAAATATTCAGTCGGCAGTCGGCGGAAAATATGACCGCGAGGGGTTAAAGTACCAGCGGCCCCTTGGAAAGAACATGGTCTGGAGCGACACCTACGGCGGTAAACTGTGTGAGAATATTTGTCAGGCCACTGCTCGTTGTGTCATGTCGGAATCTATGCTCCAATTAGATCAAGAGGGTATTGATTTAATTGCCACCGTTCACGATGAAATCATTGCTGAAGCTCCCGCTGACGTAGCGGAAAAGACTCTTGCGAAGATGGAATCTGTCATGAGTTCTGCGAAATCGTGGAGTAGCGGCCTTCCTTTGGCGACTGAAGGATTTGTAAATTACAGATTTAAGAAATAGGTATACTTATGAAAAAAGAAAAGGCTCACTGGGCTTTGACCGATCAAGATCGTTCAGATTTATTGAAGGAGATGAAAAGAGAGAAATCTACCGCCATCAGCCCCGTATTAGATTACACTAAAATGAGTGACTCCGAGCGTCGTAAGATGACACCTATGTACAGCGGGTGCCTCGCCTACTTTCCTCTAGCACTAGCTCAGGTGGCTCAGAACTCGATGGTCGGACACTTTCAGCACAACGACCCTGAATCTCCGATGTTTTGGGATCGGACAAAATCGGCAGACGAACTCGACGCGATCATTAGGCACCTTGCCGATCACAGCAAAGATCCTTATGACGCAGATGGAAGGTTACACATGAGCAAGGTGGCGTGGCGTGCGTTGGCGTTTCTACAGAAATTTTTAGAGGAGGAAGGCCGTGAGTAAGGGCGATAAAAACAGGACCGCTGACAGGGAAGCCTACAGAGATACGATTGATCGAATTAAGCGAAACGAAGAAACTAAAACCAAAAAGGAAAACGAATGAACATTGAGCAGCAAGAACAACACGTAAACACACTTTCTTCTGACTGGCAAACAATCGGAAACTTAGTTGGTTTCGACAACCCAGAAGCGTTGCGAATGGAAGCGGTCTGGAGTGACGCAGAAAAGGCACTCGATGCCCGAATAAGGGAGGAAACAAATGAGAGGGCTTAATGTTTTCCTGTGGCACCTAGTCGTGATAATGATGTTTGCGGCAGCTTGTATGGATGGCTTTGCTTGGTTTGCAGCCGGTATAGTTTTGATGTATTGGTGTTCAGTATTCTCAATGGCAGCAGGTAAAAAAGATGAATAGAAGATTTAAATTTTTGAGAGTCGTATATTTGATGCCGATACTAATTCTCGGACTTTGGCCTGTCCCACTTTCATGTCAGCAGTGCGGCGATCAAATTGGAGTCGAAAGCGTTTTTGCGCGTATAGCTGCGAGGTGGGAGGATAACTATTTTTGCGGCCTTGCGTGTGCCCACGCTTGGCTGGAAGAGCATCCAGTCGAAAGAGATGAGAAAGGAAATGTTGTGCCAAAATGGTAACCGATGAAAATGGAAAATTATCTTCTTCGAGAATCTGCCTCTTTGTTATGTTATCGCTTTTCTGCTACCTAAGCGTATCAGGTGTTGAGTCAGATCCTATAGTGTGGAACACAATGCAGTCGGTGATGTTGCTATGTCTCGGAGGTGCGTCTGTCCGGGGGGCAGTCAAAAGTATGGGAATAAATAATGATCGAAAATAATAATTACGAGGTGACGATATTGGGCCAACGATTCACCATAGAGCATGTTCAAAATCTGCTCGTCGAAGGTGAAAGGTGCGAAGGTGCGTGCTACGTAAGTGAGCGAGTTATTAAGCTAGACGATTATCTAAGGTTTCAGGAGTCGAGGTATAATCGAGTGCTGAGGCACGAACTAATGCACGCAGCGTTGCGTGTGAGCGGCCTTGCCGAGTTAATGGATCTGAAAATGGAAGAGGCTATATGCGTCTTAGCGGAAAGCGTCTCGATTAAATAGTAAACTTTTTAGTTTTTGGTGCGGTAAAAAGCGGGGTTTCCAGAGTATTTCTGGAAATCTCGCTCTTTTTTGTAGATTGGTCTTGCTTCAGAGATCCGTGTGTCCGATAATCAGTTGCATACAAGAGACAACAGCACTTAACACGAAGTAAAAGCATGATTATCGTCACAATAGAGGACAAGGCTACTTGCGGAGTTGAGTTTAGAAACGCAGACGCTACAGGAAGACTTGTCGAATGTCTACTCGATGCCAATGGGGTTGAGGGTATGCACGAAGCAGTCACCGAGCGAGTCTCTAGCGTCTATACTGTCCTAAGATGCCAGTACCGCTACGACATCGACACAGCTTACGCTATAGCGATCAACTCGCTAGTCGAATGTCTACTCGCTGGCGACTGCCCGACTAAGACTAGCATCCAACATTACCGAGAAGGTGCAGGTGAGCAAGTCTAGCCCAACCAACCTACGACCGAAGATTAAACAACTAATACGGAGAAACTAAGATGCCAAAATTAAACCTATCGCTCGATCTACTTCGGGAAGCCTACGAAACAAAATGCAAAGTTAAAGAAGCCGCTGGTCATCACGCGGCAACTCTGGAGTCAGTAGGTCAACCAATTACGAGAGATGAAGCGTTGAATTTCGGACAAAAAGTGATAGTTGATATTACCCAAGATTACTACGAAAAGACTGGGGTCGAAAACAAACACGTTACTAGCGAATGGATCATGGGTCTTTATAGATCTCTTACGGAAGATTAGGATGCACAGGGTAGTTCAGTGCGGTAAAAAGCGGGGTTTCTGGATTGTTTTCGGAAATCTCGCTTTTTTTATAAAATAGTCTTGACACGGAGATTGTGTTGTCCGATAATCCAATAGTGTTGAGAGGATTTTGGAACTTTACCGGAGACCAGAAATGAGCATGAACCACATAGAATACCCTAAGACTCTTAAGTCAAAAACAGAAGCTCAATTGAAATACATTATTTGGGATTGCAAATTCGCCATGGAAGCTATGCCCGACAATCCAAAAAACGGATACTACGCTGACGAGATAGCGTATTGCACAATGGAATTAAATAAAAGAAAGGAGGCGTAGCATGGCTATTCCTCAATCAATCTTGGCAGAAAAAAAGGCGATCCAAGATACAAACGACTGCACTGTTATTGCTGTCGCGATTGCAACTGGCAAGAGTTACAAGGAAGTTCACGAGGTTTTCCGTCTCTCGGGCAGGAAACCAAAGCGTGGATGCACAACGTGGATGGTTGAGAAGGTGCTTTTCCGGCTGGGGTATCATGTTGAGAAATTGGAGACGTGGCGGGGAAAGACGTGTGCGACTCTCTCGCTTCCGCGTCAAAACAACTATATCGCTTTCACGACAGATCACGCTCTTGCCGTCAAATTTGGGCTTATTAAGGACTGGACTGACGGCAAGCGGAACCGAATCAAGGAAGTTTGGGAAATATCCGCGAAATATCGGAAAATTTAAATTTGGGGTTGTAACACCGCCGATAAGTGTCTTATGATGAGATCACACGAAATAAAGTTATAAAAAGGAAACACTGAAATGGCTATTCAAAAATTCGCTGACTGGGGAACTTCATTTGACACCGACAATATTGACGGAGATATTTGCTGGTCAGAGTTTTGCGACCGTTTAAAGGCTGGGGAGTCAGGTCGAATGCTCCGACTTCGCTACCTAGCTGACAAGCATGCCGGTTGGACAATCTTTGATCTTTCATACTGCTACGTCATGTTAAGCGGAAAGATCTACGATGTTCGGAATTTCCCTCTTTATAACGGCCAGACCAAGTCAATCAGAAAGGATCTGTATAAGTATGTCTGCCAAGATCCTAACACGCCATTTATTAGAGATTTGTTTGTCGGTCTTTCCATACTCTATTAACCCTAAATAAAAGAAAGCCCCTGTAACTCACTGAGCTACAGGGGCTTTTTATGTTAAGGGAGGTGCTTCATCGCCAAGAATCCACACCACTACCGGGGCAAGTAGCTTCCCTCTATTATGGGCCTCCGAGACCTCCAGCGTCGCCTCCGCCTCCGCCGCCTCCGCCTCCGCCTCCGCCTCCGCCGCCTCCGCCGCCTCCGCCGCCTCCGCCCAGCCTGAACCAAGTTTTTGTGACGAAATCAGTTTTATTTGTCGAATCCAGAAGTTTGATGTTTACTGTGCCAGATGAATTGCCGACCTGAGTGTGCGACGGGCTAAGTGACCAGTTGCCAGTGCTTGCGTCAAACGATGCCCCATCGAGCGCATCGCCCGTAAAGGACATTGTGTATGGCGTAGTGCCCCAATGAGCATTAGCCTCAATCGTACCACTGTCGCCGTCACGCATGTACCAGTCAACTCCCTGATCGTTAGTTCCACCGCTTACAAATCCTTCTGGATCGTATTGGAACTCTGGGTTGCGAACTTTAACCGTTATCTCAAGACACCAAGTGTTCCAGCGTTCGCAATCTAGGGAGCTAACAATTCCTTGGATCTCGTATCGACCTTCGGTTGTCGGCGTACCAGTTAGCTTGCCGGTATAATCCCAGCTAAGTCCGGGCGGCATGTCGCTTTTAAATCTGCGGAAACCCGCCAGAAGAAATGGGGCTAAGTACTTCGAGCCTGTTGTGGTCATCAAATGAGTTCCGATGTCCTCATTTAAATGCAATGTCAGGTATTGAATTTGCGCATCTTCATTTTCAGAATCTGCGTAAGGGGTTAGCTTGCTTACCATCTTAGACCCATCACAGTGACCCTCAAGGTCTCTCGCGTCTCTGGGAGGTGCAGTTGTAAAAGAAAGATCAGAAACACCCGCCTTTGCTACGTTGTCAAAGCCCGCTGCGGTTCCAGTCCAACCACCGACAAAAAGAGGATTACTTTCGTCATTCGATTGCATCAGCAAATAGGCATTTCCAACACTCTTGGAATGGCAACCTCCCAATTGTCCTGCGACTGAAACCGGACTGTGATAGACCAAAATTCCGTTAACAAAAACTTTAGTTTCAAAATCTAAACCGCTCCAAGCGACTCCACCCGGAGACGAAGCATCTGGAATCATTTCCCCATCGCCTAAATAATTATTTTCGTACCGAACTGTGGTAGAATCTGGAAGGCAGTGAGTTTCAATAGTTGGAAAATTTGGTGAGTTGGGTATTTCTTGAGTGTATAAAGCACCCGCAAAAGGACTGCCAACACCTAACGTCCAATAGTGCAAGATTTCGTATGTAGTGGCTCCAGTTCTAAAAACGCCTCCCTGCCTATAAAGAGTAATGCCTGATCTTCCCAATAAGTACAGATTACAACCGCCGCCCTCCCCACCTAAAAGTTTATCGGAACCGACAGTGCCCGTTCTCAGAATAGCTGGTGTGCTAAAAGTAGCTTCGTAAACAACCCCTGTGTCTCGATAAGCAGGATATTTTTTGTCAAAACTTCCCCCAGCAATAGTTGTACCCCACGAATTCCCCATATGATCTGTAAAGTCACCATTGGGGTTATTGTACTGCCTAGCCCAAATTCCAGTCCCTGAAAGTAGCGAGGCTGAACCAGCCTCCACTGAACCTCCAACGGCGGGCGCGAGAGATGATACAGCGTGGCCGACGTTGTCTAAAGTTTGTCTAAAGTAGTAACTCCACGATCCGTCAGCTAAAGATACTGAAGTCGGAGTAACTCTATTTCCGCCGCCTATGTACTGATCTATATACTGAGTACAAGTACCGCAGTCGTGTCCACCTTCCCACTTTGCACCTGAAAAGTTCATGTCCCAAGTAAACTCCCAGTTTTGAGAATCTATATTAAGGATGCCTGTTTGTTCGGAATACGGATCAAACCAAGGTTGTCCATCTTCTTCTGGAACCGGAGACAATTCTTTTTTCGAGGTTGGGTTGTCCCACACATTTCCGATTAAGTCTAGCGTTGGAAACACTTTGCCGTCATCGTACTCGATAACATTAGCGATATTATCCCACATCACGTTTTTTTGTTGACCTGCACCCACTAGGATAGCACCGCCTTGCGTAACCTGAATGCTAAAATCTATGAGGTACGAGAAACCAGACCAAAAACCCCCTCCTATTCGGTGTGACCACGTGCCATCGCCTTGCAGCGAATGTCGTTTGTGAATCTTTGTGTTTTCCGAAACAGTAACGACATAGTATCCCGACCATGCCTCATTTGAAACTCTGTATAAAGCATACGTCCCATCAAATGGGGTGTTTTTTAAAGTCAGAAACGTACACTCAGGCACTTCATACTGCGAAAAGTCTAAAGGGTATTTAGCGTCTTCAGGGGGAGTGCCTATCGCACCCCAAATAGTTGTTTCGCACTGGCCTTCATCGACGGGAGGATCAACATCGCAGCACCCGCAATCGGCTCCCCCTATGACAACAACGCCACCGTCAATAGCTGCTATGCCTTTATTTTTTAATAATATTTTTCCGTTATCTGACACAGTTGCTCCCTAGTCGCATTTATGGTTAACAAAACCTTTCATCAAGCGATATGCAGGTCGGTTAAACACGACGTTGCATTTCTTACATCTAACAGTCACTTGATCTGTGCGATTCATTATTTCATCGCACCCATGGAAAGAGTAGTCATGAACTCCGTAAGTGTCTTCCATTACTATTAAGAAAACTTTCTTAGAAAACTCTTTTGGGCATGCCATGACTACTCACTCCTTATTCATGCTAACCCGTGATTCCGCCGGTTGTGCCTTTAAACAATAGCAGAGAAGTTGTGCTTGCGGCTACTCCGGCAACAGTGACATAATCACTCGATCCAATATCGGCTGCATCAAAAATTTTTCCGGAAGTGTCAGAGACTGTGTACGTCTTTCCTTGCGTAAACACTGCGGATGAGTGATTAAGATATGTCACTTGGTCAACGATAACTAAAAACGCAACATTGCTATCAGCACTTGCGTAAGTTAAAGCCACGCCGACAATGTCTGCCTCCGCTTGTGAACTGTTAACGGCTTTCCAATATTTGCCGTCTCCGGCTTTTAGATACAAAAAATCGCCGGGAGTTAAACTTTCCCCAGCCACTCCAACATTAGATGTACCTGAAGCCCCGACTCGGACGTTCGCTGCTGTTAGTGTAATAGTTGCCATTTCCAATGCTCCTTAGCATGTAGTGAAGATAAGAGTTTCGTTTGTGTCGATGATAACAAGTTCATCGTCGGAGTTATAAGTTGCTGTGCCAAAGGTAGCTTTTTCAAGCTGGCCTACGCTTGGTCTTTTGTAGTGGTTTGGTAGCTCTACAATGTCAGCTTGAGCCTTAATAATAGTCCCGTCGCCTTCCCAAAGGCTAATATCATAAAGCCACGATGCGGGAGATGAGGCTGTGCCTTGAGTGCCTCCGTTTTCCTCCATAACCACTTGAAAAGTCGAAGCCACTGCCGCTAGAACCACAAGCCTATTGTATTCCATCGAGTAGCCGACTAGGTGTTTTCCTGTCGCAATTACCGATGCGGTCGAGTTAAACACCTCGATCTCATAGTTGTATTCATCTTTTTTAACCTCTAGCTTGCCGGAATCGGCTGTAGACTCACTAACTCCGTAGTAGGCGTATGCTTTTCCACTGTTCAAGGTTACGACCTCTGAGGCCGTGCTGGAAGCATCTATAGTCGTGTCGACTTTTGCTAAGAAGCTGGTAGGTCTTTGGTTAAGGTCAACGACCATCAGAAGGTCGTCAGAAAGTAAATCAAACTGTTTCTGCACCTCTCCCGAGTCGTACCAAGATACAAATCTGAAATGGCCGACAGGTCCAATAACTTTTTTATCTTGGCTCGACAGGGTCTTGTCGGGCACAATGTAGTACGAAGAATCATACTTTCCTTCGTTAAAGACACCACCTGACTCTGACTCAAACATGTCCCTAGCTTGATCCCTTGTTACCGCAACAATAGCCAAGCCGCTGACGACAGCACGACCGCCTTTTCCTGTAACACCTTCTGCAAGAGTAAAAGCATAATTGCCGTGCCGCTCGGTTGGGTTGCCCGCATCGTCAACCCGGTCAACCGGCTCAACGATATACCACATCCGGCCAGTTTCCTGCAAAAACTTTCCGGACTTTACGATTCTACAGGGATGGTAAGGCTTAATGTCTTCTGCTTCATCGTCCAATACCACATCCACGATGGCCGAGTTGCGGAGTATAGAGCTACTTTCAATAAAGGAGCCGCCGCTCTTGTAGTAGTCGTCGTGCATCCTAACAAAGCTATTCCAGCCCGAGGCCGATATCTCCGTTGAACCCTTATTTATTGTCTTGGGGTTATATGGCATGCTAGTCCCTTGTGTCTATTGGTTTTTATTATTCTGTGTAGATATATGATGTCCAGTTATCAGGGTCTAGCTTTTTGGCTGCTCTGTTCATAGCCCCAAAAACACTTTGTCTTTCATCCCCCATCCAACGATTTAGTTGGTATACCTGTGCGTTGTTGACTGAATCACACTTACGAACAAAAGTGTCTGCCTCAGTAGATCCCGCCCCGCCTACTTTAGTGTCTCGGGCGATGGTGTTGTAGCTAAACCAAGTGTAGTTAAACGGAGACCAAACCATGGCTTTCAGATTTTTCCCATCCGCTTGAAAAGGTTCCCCATTGCCGTCACCGATGTCAATAAATTTATGAGGGTCTGGGTAATCGGCGGATTGAAGGTATGGTTCTTGGGTTTCAACTTCAAATTTAAATTCGCACTTATAGTCACCGGACTTCATTGGAGTCAACTCGGCACCAATAAACTGTACTGTCCCAGCCTTCCAATAACCGAATTCGAATGCGTTGACCGAGTATAAATGAATCCGCAAAAGTCTATAAAAATCGGGGGTCATACTTTCCCCAGACCTGACATGCCTGACGTGCATAAACATAGTCGCGTCTGGGATGCTAACACCTTCAGGAGCTACATCGTCTCCATCTTTGTTTATGGCTGTAACATCTGTTTTTGCTGACCATCGCTTCCAAATATCACCGTCTTCATCTGCTTCCCATCTATTTTGTGCAAGGGCGTGAGTGCGGGTAACTTGTTTAGTTCCGTAGGTAAAAAATATCTTTGCCGGATCTTCCTCTTCGATGGCATCGCTCTGATCATCTTGCTTCTTGCCAGCTTCGCTGTTAGTTGGTAAGTCTGTGTCTTTACCTCCACCCCCACCCCCGCCCGCTTTGTCGGTAGCACCTCCCGCCGTAGGACTAAGATACTCGACGGTCCCACGGTACAAAGTCTGCTCGGGGTCGGAATGCTCAATCGAAACTTCAACGGAAGTGCGTATAAGCTCAAAACTTCCGATGTAGATAGTAGAGGGTGAATATTCACGGAGAGCCAACCAAGCCTGTTCAGACTCGGTGTAGTTTTTCATCCAATATTGTCGACGCTGCGATGCTCCGTCGTTACCAACTCGGATACTCCGTGATGGCTGTTCTTCGTGTATCTCAAGTGTCATGTTAGCTCCCCACTCTTAGACTAGGACCATTTCGCTTTAGCACCTCATTAATTTCATCATTACTTTTTGCAATTCTGAGTTGTGCGTCAAGCTGTCTGGCAGCAGTATCGTTTAGTTTAGCATTGAGTTCGGCCTGAGCCGTTCCAATGTCGAAGCTCCCGAGCTTCCCAAATGAAATTTCTTTCACTACGTCTTTTACTTCGTTCATATCTCGTTTAAATTTTCTGGTGCCAGTCGCAGCGTTGTGAAAATACGCAGCCCAAACCCTCGGACCTACTACCTCGGCCACGAAAGCCGTCCGGTTCATAGCAGCCGTCATACCCTTAGTAAAATTATCCAGCCTTCCCTTCCATCTCGCTGCCCTACCTTCGTCATTAGCTATTTTCCTAGCTCGCTCCGCTTTCATGGTAGCTGCTGCCAACGCTTCTTCAGCTTCTTTAGTTTTTAGTTTTTCGTATCGCAATTGCGCCTCAGCTTGCGCGTTTTCTAAAGTTTCCGCAATCAATTCTTTCGATTTTGCGATTTCCGCCGCTTTAGCGGCAGCGGAATTTTTACTAGCCTCCAGAAGCTCCTCTCTTTTCTTTATTAGTTCTTCTTCAGCCTTTACTTGTCCCGCGTCATAAGCAAACCTCTCAGATATGGATTTTCTATCTTCCATCGCCTCTCTACGCAGTTGCTTAAATAGTTCGTTTGCCTTTTTTTGACCGCCTAAGGCATCAGCCATAGCAGCGGGAAACTGGTGGTCAACGAAGTCCGGCAACGCACCCGCCGCATCACCCTCAAAAAGACCACCTTCTTTTAGAACTTTAAACTTATTTGGAAGTTTTTTGTTTGCCATGTCAACAAGACGGCCTACGGCTTTTCTACCCGCCTCCGTTTTCGCGGCAATGCTCGGACCTGATATAACTTCGTCAACAGCCCCGACCCAGCCAGTTATATTTCCTGATTGGAATTTTACGTCAGCAACAAATCTTTCCCATTCCACTTTCATTGCGGCTATAGCAACCGCCCACGCTTTTTCCATAATATTGGTTGCACCCTCCCAATCCCCCAACACAAGAGAGTCAATTATTCCGTTGATAGCACCGTCAAGCAACTCTAAAGGGTCTACGAGCTTGCGAACTGATCTTGTTGAACTTCTTGTAGCTCTGTCGAGTGCCGTAAATGCAAAGGCTACTGCCCCGACTAGTAACGCAGCTTGAGGAAATCTTTTAATCAAAAACATTGCGCCGGTCACAACAGACTTGGCAAATTTAGTCGTGATAGCGACGAGTCCGATAAAAGCAGATATGACGTTGGCCGCAACGATAGAAGCTATCGCGGTCAAACCCGCAGCCAAAGATCCCGCCGCAGCAGCAGCACCGACAAGACCTATTTTGCTGGCGAAATTTTGTGTTTTTTCTATGAATTCTATTAAAGGATCAATTACTCCATTTCTCAAAGTGTCAGAAAGAAGTGCTAGGTTTACAATTAAATCCTCACCCATTGCCTGAACAAGGCCGTCCAAGGCTGATCTAAGCCTTCTTAAAGACCCGCCAACGCCACCTTCAAGAATCATGTTTGCTATTTTAGTTTCGTCAACTAAAGCCTTCATTCGGAGAGTCATCTCCTTAATTTCTTCAGCTTGTTTTCCCGCGTTTAGAGCGGCATTTAATCCGATTCTGCCGTTGGCTACTTGTAAGGCTCCAATTTTTACTACTTCGCTTTTTTCGCCTTTTAGTGCTTGGTTCATTTCCTGTTGGATTTGAACCATGGTCTTCATAGTACCCTCTCCATCCTCCAATTCTATATTGTATTTTTTGTACAATTCAACCGCATCTGATGTCAAAGACTTTAAAACCGAAGCCCTTGCACCCCTACCGCCTCGACCGCCTGCCTCTCCGCCGCCAGCTAGGACGGCAAGTGTAGCTACAGTCTCTTCAAATGATCCACCCCCAAGGGATGCCATAATAGGACCTAGCATGCGAAGACCTTCGGAAAGTTCTTCAACCGTTGTAGTAGCTGATCTAGCACCAAAAATTAAAACATCAGAAAAATGCTCTGCATCGCTTGCACCCTTATCAAACATGGTCAGCATTTTAACCAGTGTGTCGCTGGATTGCTGAAGACTTTCCATTTCAGATGCACGCCCGAAAGCGACCATGGCCTCACTCATACCAAGAATCTCATCTGCGGTTTTGCCCGACTGGGCTAACGCTTTCATTAGTCCAGCAACTTGTGTTGCGGTATAGGATGTGTTTTTCCCTAAATTCTTAGCCTTGTTTTTCAATTCTTCAAATTTTTCAGCACTTAAACCTCGATCCATTTTAGACTTTACACTACGCATAGCGTCGTCAAAATTTACAACTTCCTTAGCTATAAACGCGAAAGCTCCACCCGCCACGAAACCCACCGAAGCAAGTGCCATTTGAACTTGCTGCGCACCGATAGCGACACGACGCAAGCCAGCGTTAAACCTCTTAAGCTGGGCTAAAGCCTTGTTCGGGTTAGCATCGATGATCAGTCGAATCTTATCAGATATGGTTCGTGACATAAATTTTAGCCTGAGTAATATAGTGAGGGAAACTTTTTGCGGGTCGGCTCAATAGCCACAGAAGTGTATGGCCTTGCTGGATAATTAACCCGGATAAATCTAAACTCGGTCGGCTTCATCCGACCTTTGTATCTATCGTTTGTGCTTAGAGCATCGTTATTGTTGATTTTCATTCGCAATAAACCACCGCCGCCCGTGGCTAGCATCGAGTGGATTGAAAACTTAGACTTCCACGCATCCTTGGATTTAAACTTTAGAGGGCCTATGTGGTACACAAAATCACTGCCTCTGAATCTATCAAATTCAATCGACCTGATACCCCACTTTTTGCCCTTCACATGCGACCTCGGCGGGTTGGGTGCTTTTGATCTTGTCCGAACTGTTTGATGCTTCCAGCCAGTACGCCACTCCCCTTCTGAGTTTCGATATCGCACCGGAATCATGTTAGTAGACTTTCTCGTCGATGTTGATCCGGGCTTAATCTTGTTCTTCATAATCTTTCGAGCGTATGCGGCGGCACCTCTTACAGTGTTCCTCATTTTACGCTCTACGTACCTTTGATGGTTGGCATACATTACGTTAGCCATTCCAGCACCTTTTGCGTTTCGATAGGCAGAGCTAAAAGCTGGCTTAATCATTATTTTAGCTTTAAGCATTACGCAAACACCCCCTTGAGGTTGTGTATTGTTTCTTTGTTGAGACTTTTATTAGAGTTGTGTGCTTCAAATTTGTGGTATGTGTTAGCGTCAATGTCTTTCACTCCCTTTAAAGCGGCACGCTGATACATATCAAAAGAAAGCCGGTCCCAATGCTCCCGCTCTCGGCCCTCTCGCATTTTTGAAAGCTGCCAAAGAGTAAACGGCTTGGGATCTAGTCCAAGGATTCCTGCTGTGATGAATATGAATCCTTCAAGGCCGTCATCTCCGATTCCATTTGATTTTCCAGAATCTTGTCCAACTCCCCCTCCATCTTCTCGATTTGGTTCGTCATCAGTTCCGAGGCTTTCTGCTGTTTCGCCCGGACTAGCGAAGAGATCTTCAATAACGGCCCTCGCTTGTGGGCCGGTATAAAATTTATGACACCTCCTAACAGTGCGTAGCCTGCGGCTTCTAAGCAATCACCATCCATAAGATCATACCAGTTTTCAATGGTCATACCCTTAGCGTCTAACTGCTTCTCAATAAGCATTGCTAAAACAGAAAGCATTTCATAGAGGTTTTCTTCGGCAATAGACTTAGTTAACCAGCCACCGTTGTCACCGGAAATGTCAACAATATCAATGCCAAGTTCGCTTTTGATGCGCATGTAGTTCCCTACAGTCACCGAGACAGACCATACGTTTTTCTCAGTGTCGCGAAATTGGTTTGGTTGCAAATCGTTCATTATACGCCCCGTTCTTGTTTTTACAGTTCCATGTTTAAATCAGATTCAATCTCGACCATTTTTTTCTTCGGTTCTTTTTCAATCTCAATAGCTTCCATTAGTTCACTAACTAAAATGCTTTGAGGGATTCCCAACTCTTTTGAGTCTTCCTCTGGTATTACAATTCTTTGATCTAAGTCAAGATCTAGCACGCTAATGTCAATCATGATTACTCCTTTAATAAAAAGGGGGCAGGAAAAACCCTACCCCCCAAAAATAATGTCAAGCGTTACGCTTTTGTGTACCACTGAGGTTGGGCACCCGATACCGATGTAGGGGCAAGCGAGAAAGTTACGCTGACGGTTTGTCCGTCGTTTAAAGGCTGTGCAAAGTCCGTGCTGTACACATTGCATGCGTAGACAAAACCTTCACTACCTGAAGTGGAAATGTCACCATCCATAACAGCAAGCTGCAAAGGAGTTCGGGCAAGGAATGCGTCTCGAAGAGCGTCAAGACCTGCATTGCTGTTTACGTATGTGAACGTGACAGTTGTCTCGACATCGATCATTGCAGGACAAGTTTGCTTAAACTTGCTGCGGCGATCTGAGATGTCCGCTTTATCGGCACTCATTGAAGTTGAAACGTCTCTTGCGAGAGTAAGCTCAACCCAAGTAGCGGAGGCTGGGGCGGCAATAGTTGCTGCGTAATACAGCTTGCCGTCAAATCCGGTGGATGACATGTGTTATGTCCTATCTTTATAAAAGGTGTAAGTTAAGTTAATGACAGAAAAAAATATGGAAGCCTCTTGAACCATACCGGAATCAAAAGGAGCCTCCATTTCTACGGGCTGTAGGAGACTAAATGTCCCAGAGGCTGTTACAATCTTTCTGTTTGAATAAAGCGATATCCAATCTTGAATAGCTTCGATCATATCCATCCCCTCGTCCAACTGTGAATCGTTGGTGATGGGAAAGTTAAGGCCAACAGCGACCTTATATTTAATGCTTTCGTTCGCTCTATCTAGCTCAAAGCTCTCTTTGCCCGTAAGGGCAACTAAGATAGTGGGTGTTAAACCCTTTTTTGTAACTTCAGGCAACAAAGCACGCACAACGGTGGCTGTCCCAAAGGGTGTTTCACTGAGTTTTGCAGCTACGCCGTCAACCAAATCGAGTGCAACTCCCATGCTATTTCTCCTTTGTGTGAACGCGCCAAATTGTACGGTCTCTGTTATCGAAATTATCTGCTGAATCTTTATTAGCAAGAGTCACTTCAAACTCAATTGGAACGCCATTGATGATTTCTGTAAGCACATCATGACGACTAGGTGCGACGGCCCCTGAACCAAAATCGTAATCTTCAATATTGATTAGGTAGTCGCGATGCTTCGTAAATATGGTCTGCCCCATATCGTCGAAGTTAGTCTCACCCGTGAAACCCGCAGTTGCCAAAATAACAGCGGAGGTGTTGGCACCCCTTGATACTGTTACTTTAACTCCTGCGAGTTTCTGGTGAACCTTCCGATGAGCGTTAAAAGCTTTTCGGATAGGGTTAGTCATTTAATTATACCTCAAGAGCTTCAGTGCTGGAGATAGCATCAGTTGTAATAATTGGAATTCCAGCAACTGAATCAGCAATAGGAGCGGGGGCACCTGTGGCTGAAGTTGCAGTTCTAGAAGCACGAAGCTGGTATTGCGAGCGTCGGTTCATAATCATCATGTCTGGAGAGTGCCCAGCAGGGAATCGCTCTAGAGCTTTGTAGATCAATTCGTCGGTAAGCCCTTTGCCGCTATCTTCTGTTAGGTTACAGATACGAGCGACAGAGTAAAGGCTGCCGAAGAATCCGGCAAACCAGCCGCAACCCGGAGTGTAGTATACTGGGTAATTCTTTCCAGAACCATCAACAAAGTTCTGGACAACAGTTTCACCAAGCTCAACAGCACCATCGCCTTTAAACACCAAACCGCACTCCGCTGAATTTCTGCGGATTAGAAATACAGACGATGCTGTGTTAGCAGTAGTTCCGCCAGCATTAACAACCATATCATCAGCCAGAGCGTCTAAGTGAGTGCTGTTCAACAATCCGTTAAAACCAGCAGCGTTGTGCCCGGTTCCGTAAATCCACTGCTGTTCCAAATTGAACATCGCGGATTGTACGTGCCTTAGACCTTCTCGTGCAATGTATTGCTCGCGACCTCCGGAGAATCGAGATGAGTCCGCCACGGCTTTGTCCACCTGCCAACTCCAGTCAAGGATTTTAAGGTCAACAGAATCAATACGATCTACAGAGTGATCAAAGTCACGACCAGCATTTTCGCTGCGAAAGCCAGTAACAGGAAGTTGAGTCATAACGCTTTGTTTATGAACCACCCCATTACTTGCGGGAATCGCAGGAAGGGAAGCAATAACAGGAGCAGCAGCACGAACTTCAGAGGTCTCAAGACCAGAGAGATCATACGCATCAGCCACCATATCGGCCACGCTCAAAAAATCATTCGCCATCAGAAATATTCCTTAAATAGGATTTGAAAAGAGAGTCCACACGGAAGGGACTCAAAATGAAAGTAAGTTATTTAATTGATACTTTGAATCCGCCACCCTTAACCTCAACAGCTTCGCCATTGTTGCCAGAAAGTGGTTTGTTCTCAGTCTGCTCGGAAAGTTCGATGTGAGCTTTTAGGCTTTCAATCTGCTCTTTCTGAGACTTAATGTATTCGGCTTGTGCGTTAGCAAAGTCTAAGCCTTGCATAAAGAAATCTAGTCCGGATTCCTTGCCGAAGGACTCGATGTATTGACCGAGTTCTTCTTTCGAAAAATGACCTTGTTCGACTGGAGATTTTGCGGCAGGTGATCCACCGTCCACAATATCTTCAACCTCATCAAGTTCCGGATCTTCTTCTGGTGCTTCTTCTGGTGCTTCTTCTGGAGATTCTTCTGGAGCTTCCTCTGGAGCTTCCTCTGGAGCTTCTTCCAAAGCTTCTTCAATTTGATGTTCTTGAAGTTCTTCCGTCGAGGCTTCTTCAGCCCCTAGCTTTTCAGCGTCTGCAACTTCATCGATAGAAGCCTCTATGACTTCCTCGTTGACTTGCCCTTCTTGCTTAAGTTCCACAATATGTAGTCCTTTTTGGGAGAGAAAATGGGAAACGAAGCCTAGCAGACGATCTGCATCAACTCCGAACATTTGAGTAGTAGGTTTCACGCTAGACAAACCCAAGCCGTACTCTAGAAGCTTTGAAGCCTCAAGTGCTGTGTCATCTCGATGAAACAGGCCGTCCGGGTTAGCCGCCGGAGCATCAACAATGTCAATGTATCGTAGCTGGCCCAATCTAACGTGGGGATAGTTATTTATATTGTCAGGATCTGGTGAGACGGGATTTTCTTCTGCATACCTTTTCTCTTCGTCGGGATCTCTCATGAAGCTAATAGAGGCTCCAAATGCTTCAGGGTCATCTTGTGCGAGATCGATCAAAAAGCCAGCTAAATCGCCATCTGGAGTCCGGTGAGCGGCTTTCCAAAAATGGAGGTCACCTCGCACTTTGCCATCGCCCTCCGATCTATAAAACACTCGTCCCAGCCCTTTGCTCAGAGAATCGCCGCATTGATTTGGGTGAGTATACCTAGATTTAATACCTTTTTTAGCTTTAGCTAATTCGCTGCCCACTTCGTCAATGAACACTGAGTCAACCCAAGCACTGTGGCCGAGAGCTTCCCCCGCAGTTATGACCGCAAAATTTTTAATAAAACCCGCACCATATTCACCACCAGTTCGACTGATTTCAGGTTCTTCGTCAAAACCCCTGACTGTCGCCGCTCGAAATAATGTAGGTTCTAAGTATGCTTTATTCGCCATCTTCAGGCTCCTGTAATTGAGGTTGTGGTTCTTCTCGAAGGTCTGGTGGTAAGATGTTAAGCTCTTCTAACAGGGCCTTTTCCTCGGCTAATTTTTTAGCTACGTCTTCCCATTCATCACCAAATCTTTCACGTCGAATCTCTGTTCTAGTTCTTAAGCCGTTTTCAATAAGAGCAACATCAGCATTTGCCTCTTTCATTGTGTCCCAATACTGAAGACCATCAGGCACCCACATCCAGTTCTTAGGATCAATTTCAAAGGAACTAGGCAACTGAATTTCGCCCTTAAGAATGCCCACTTTTAACCGCCATTGAAACCAATCATTTCGAAAAGCGACCTGCCGTTCTCTATCTTTTTCACAGCTTCTAAGATATAAAATTAATGCTGTTCGACTGCCGTTAAAATTAGTGTGGCTTTCGTCCCAGAAGCAATAAGGTATGTTTAATGATTTTAAAGTCATCCCAATCATATCTTTCCAGAAATGTTGAGTAGACGTTTCTGGCGAGTTAGTCGATAAGAATTTAGCTTCCTCTCCCGGATCAAGATCTAGGATTTGAGGACCCTTGTCGAAACTAACAGATCTTGTCGGATCTGAATTTCCATCTTCTTCATCGTCTCCAAGCCCCCATTGCGCGTCACGTGTAATTGAAAGTGCAAATAGTTGAGCTACTTTAGCTTTCGCGAGAGAGTAGTCATACGACTCATTCAAATCCATTAAAGTGTCAACGACCGCTGCCAGCGGAGAAATGCCTCTGGTTTGATCAAATCGATCCCAAAAGCCCATTGCAATGACTTTTTTAGCTGATATGTTTCTTTCAAACCGATAATTTGATTCGTGACGCTGCCACACTGCATATGTTTTATGACGGCCCGTAACGTCAATCTTAACTCCCTGCACCCAATTTTTAAGGGGGCTTTCGTATTCACCATTCGAGGGGGTCACACCATCTCGCTCGGCCAAGAAAGCTGGCTGACGAATGCGATCAGATTCAATAGCTTGTAAGTAACCGCCACGCTGCCTGACACAATAGACATCACCATCAATTACAGCAGATGATTCAAGCATTCGCATGAAAGTGTTTAAATCGTATCGACCGCTGATGTCAAATTGCTCTTTCTTGGAGCAAAAGTTATAGAAGTCTCGAAGCGTGTTGTCTAGATTTTCGTCGCCAGTGTTAGGTTGGAAATTATGCCTGACCACAAAATCAATATGCTTGCTTAGAATCCAGCGGGCAGCAACTTCATTTCGACGCAAATCCCTAGTCGTTGACTGAAGGACTTTTCGATCTGTAGCACGCAACTGCTTGTCTTCCGTCAACAACCTCATCTTCTTCGGCTTGCGGTTTTTACTAGATGAGCTTGCCCCATCGTAGCTGAAATCGATGGAGCCGTTTGCTTCTTCTAACCAGTCCATTTAAAGGCTCCTTAGCTTAGGTCAATACGGTTGAAAATAGGTCTTCGAGTTTTTTTGCCCTGCATCGTAGATAGCTCTGATTTTAAATCTTTAAGCCTTGCGGCTGCTCGGTCTAAATCAAATACGGTTGTTGACCCGTCTTGAGCTACTGTTGTAGCTCCTGAGTCAAGAATCTGTTCGAGGTTAGATATAGCCTCTTTAATATCGGTTATACTTCTATTACTCATCTATCCACCTTCTGAGATTCTTCTGAGACAGGTAGCCGACTCGAACGGTTCGTGTCCACTTTTTCCCGTCCCACCTGTATTTAACGATAGCGGGTACTGAATTTCCCCAATAAATTTTCTTTCCCCACTCCGTGTTGTACTCTTCAAAGGCTAAGTTCACTCCAGCGGCCACCAATGGATTGCTCCTAATTTCAGACTGAAATCTCACACAGGTAGGTCACCACTTTTCAGCCCCAATAACTACTATCAGTGTTTTCTTTTCTCTGAGGCTTGATTGGGCTGCTGGTAAATAGGTGTCATATATATCTGCCCCGGCCAAACTGGATAACGATAAAGCTAACACTAAGGCCAATAGCAGCTTTTTTATCATCTTGAAAAATCGCTTTCTACGCAGACATTTCCACGAGTTATTGTCCAGCGTGAATCTGCCGAAAACTTAATCTCGACATCAAAATAAAACAGAGAAACGGCGGGATCTAGCAGCTTAGTTGCCGCCGTAGACAGGGAGACTTCGACCTTCGTGCCAGTAGCAGTCGCTGAAACTCCCGCCGTGCTTTGGTCAAGAATAACCACATCCTTACTGTCTCGAATAGTGAAATTGACCGTTTCGCCCTGTACATTTTTTGAAGCCGTCCACGACAGTTTGGCGTTAGACGTCCCGTCGTAGGCATCCCCTCGAATCAAATTTATTATTTCGCTCGTAGGCTGCGGGGTGTAAACAGTTGTTATGGGAGTAATTTTCGCTAAAATTGCCGCTTGGTTGACAGCGGTCGCATCCCCCGCGCCTGTGACGTTAACAAATTCTGCGGCCTGTACAACTTCTAAGTCAGTGCCTGTTAAGGCCGCGTTCCAAACGGCAATAGACACCCCCGCAACACTGTCCGTAAGGACTATTCTGTGCGAGCCGGTGAGGGCGGAAGACTCTGCAAATGTGCAACGATAAATTCCAGTGGAGGCTACGTCTTCAGAAACTACAGTCGCGGTCGAAACAAGGGTAGACGTTGACACGTTGTAGAGTTTTGCAGATAGTGTCCTGCCAGCGGCCCCTACAGCAATTACGTATTGAGTTGCCATTGGATTAACCCTCTTCTGCTGGTGCGTCCCACTCAGGTCGCAGTGATACTAATTTTAATTCCCCATCTGCCCAAGTGTACGCACCCTCAGTAAGATGCCGTGGCTCAGTCATTGCTAAAAACGTTTCGCTGTCAATCGACATAAAGTGTGCTGCCTGTGCAGCACTGTCAGTAAGCAGCATTTGAAACTTATCGACATCTGCGTCAATAATGGCCTGCATGTCTTGCATAGATCGAGCCGAGTCGCCATGAGTGACGGGGCAGCACCAGCAAATATCAACTTGTTGCATCCAAGACTGCACCTGCCGTTTTAGCTCACGGTCTGCGCGAGTTAAAATGTCGTTAAGCTGACCAGCCGCATCTGGGCTGCTTGGAAGTACTTCATATTTGCTCATTTGATTCCTCATCTTTCTTAATTAGTTGCGAAAGCATCTGAGCCTTCTGCTGTAGCGTTAAGAATTTCTTGACAGACTCTAGCTCTGCGAGAGTTTCAAGTTGAATTGAAAGTACTTGAAGATGCTGCTTATTTTCGTTCAATTTTTAATTCCCTTTAGTTGATCTATTTCTATCTTTAGCTCTTTTATTGCACCAACCAACAGCGGGACAAACTTTGCGTATTCAACAGTTTTGTAATTCATGTGTTCGCCTACCAAAGTTGGTTCTGAAATCTCCACTTCCTGAGCTAAAAACCCAAAGTCTTTTCCTTTGTTGTTGTGGACATTATCGTGTCCGTCTTTCCAGACAAAGCTTCTGGGGAAAATTTTAGTGACCCGATCAAGTGAGTTTTCAAGATTGGATATGTCATCCTTTAACCTCATATCGGAAATGCCGCCACCGCCGCCGCCAGATCCGCTAGAAGCGGCAGTTAACCTCCCTTGAGCGTCTACGGTAATACTTGCGTTGGTGTATGAACCCGCACTCACTGAAGTGTTTGCCAGTTTTGCGGCGGTTACTTGATCATCGCCAATATGTACAGTGTCAATAGACCCGTCAACATAATGCTGACTGTCGATAGAATCGGCGGGTGGTGCGCCAGCCTCTAAGTTTAATGTTCCAGCACCGGCGGTTATGGTGATTGTGCCGCCTGAAGATGTAATAGCCGCATTGTCAAATTTGCTTGAAGTTGCGTCGTATATAAGAACTTGGCCGTTTGCCGGACTGCTCAAATTTATGTCAGTTATGTTAGACAGTCCTAAGTTCGTCAACCCGCTACCATCTCCTGTAAAGGCATTTGCCGATACATCGCCTGTGAAGGTTCCTGCGACTGAGTGTACGTTTGACCATTTTAAACTAGAGTCGCCGCAAGCAAGTGTTCCATTGGTAGATGGCTGGATTGCACGATAAAATTTAATCTCGGACGGTCCGATAAAAACTCGGTTTTGCGAATCATGCTGCAAGTAGATAGATCGAGCAACTCCATCGCCTAGACTTTTCGTTCCTAGGTAGAAGTCATTCGCAATCCACCTGCCCTGCAAATACTCTAAGTGATCGTCTCCTTCAGTACCTAAGTTAAACAGTTTTAAAACTGATCCGGTTTCAGCGATGACGTTCCCAGTAAATGAGCCATTAACACAGAAGGCATTGTTCCATCGCCTAGTCGAGCTTCCAAGATCGACAAGTGTTGACGCTCCAGCGGGTCGAAACTCGGTCGCTGAAGCTAGGTACATTGGATTTGCACCGTAGTAAAATTGCAACTGCCCGCTGCTTGGGACGGTCGTTACAATGTTTCCAACTGACGTTATTGCGGCAGTTGTTACCGAGCCGGAAACGCTGGTCACAGTCAATGCGTCAAAAGTAGGGTCATCGGTTGTGTTTAATGATTGGTTAAAAAAGTTGCTCGCCGGAACTCCAGTAAGGCCACTTCCATCGCCAGTGACAGAGGTAACAGTTAACGCAGCGAAGGTAGGATTGCTGGTTGTGTTAAGAGTTTGGTTAAACGGATTACTTGAGGGCAAGTTAGTCAACCCGCTTCCATCCCCTACAACAGAGGTAACAGTCAAAGCGTCAAATGTAACGTCATCAGTTGTGTTGCAAGATTGGTTAAACGGGTTGGGAAGGTTGGTTAAACCACTTCCATTTCCCGCGACAGAGGTAACAGTCAAAGCGTCAAATGTAACGTCATCAGTTGTGTTGCAAGATTGGTTAAACGGATTGCTTGAGGGCAAGTTAGTAAGACCACTTCCATCGCCTACAACGGAGGTAACAGTCAAAGCGTCAAATGTAACGTCATCAGTTGTGTTGCAAGATTGGTTAAATGGGTTTGATGCGGGTAGGTTTGTTAAGGCTGATCCGTCACCAGAAAAAGCATTTGCCGAAACGTCTCCTGAAAAATTTCCATCAACTGCAAAAACATCTGAAAAGCGTAAGTCAGAACTGCCCAGTGCCTTTGTGTTGTTTGACATCGGAATGAAGTCAGTGGCAGATGCACGGAATACGTTGCTGCCGTTGAAAGCTAAAAACGTAAAGCCTGAAATGCTAGGTTGATTGATTATGCCATTTACGCTATCCCAGTTTGATGATTTAAGAACTACGGGCTTATCAAACGTGTGATCTCCAGTCCACACGTAATCGGCGGCGACATTTACACCAGAAGTGCCGACGATAGTTTGTACGGCGGCTTGATCTGCGGCTGTTAATATATCGCGACCGATAGAAGAGGAATCAACTATCTGCGGGGTTATTATTGCTATCTGACCCATCTTTGGTCTCCTTGGTCTTCCGAGGTTTTAATATATTAAATCTAACCTGCCCGCATTTGTCGCACCGAACCCTTTGAACTTGGTCGGGGACAGTCCCGTTTCTGGCGACCGGCGGTGCTAGTTTTGTGTGCTTTTTTGCCCCGCACTTTTTGCAACTATTCTTGGACATAACGCCGCCTCCGTTTCTTTTGTATAGCCTTGCCCGTATTTGATCCAATCGCCGACACGCTTGATTGTGTAAAAGGAATTGAGGCCCCGCAAACATGCGCAAGAACAGTGCAACCGACTAAACAATCAAAAAGATGGTTATCTCGGTGAGGTGGGTTTTTCCACGTCTCAATTCTCCGCCCGCCGCCTTCGACCCATATAGATGTCTCCGATGTTAGTTGGTCTGCGAGCATTCGGTGGTTTGGGGAGCGACCGCTAGATTTTTTATTAAATAGCGTCAAGCCAGTTTTTGATTGATTTGTGCATCTAAGTAATGCGTTAACTTTCGTTTTCCATAAATTTGTATCGTACTGGAGCAATGTAGTTCCTACGCTGTTTCGAGTAAACTTCCATTGACCTACTAAACTACTTCGAGGTTGTCGCTCTTTTTCAGGATCGACTAGCGGCCTGCGAGTAGGTGTTGATCCAAAACCCTTTGTGGAAACAAGAGTTCTAGATCTTGCTTGACGGGTAAAGTTGTACACCGTTTGAGACTCCGCTCCCCAGCCACTATCAATGCCTAATCTTTCGATGTATACTGGAACACCAGCTTCAGTAAAAAAGTTGTAAGCTAGAATCTGATTACAGCACTCATCCAGTGCGTTAGTTAATGCCTGTGAGTATTCGACATCGGGGTACTTTTCTGGAATAGTTTTTTTGCAAGTTGATAACGTGTGGTAGCTTCCAACCTGCTGAGGGAAGATACCGTAGTTAACGATATGCCCGCTAAAATTATCTTTGTTCCAAGCCGCAATCGTGTACCAAAGTACGTTTCTTGATACGTCAATAAAAGCTGTTAGAAAATCTGTGTTTGCAGGACAAACATTTTTCTCGACATTAAGGCCGCGAGAAAGTATGTCGTCAGGTGAAAGTGGCACTTGCGCTGAATCCTCCAACGGCTTTGGTTGATTTTGAGCTTCAGCCATGAAAGATTCTTCATCGCTTAAATAAAGATTCATTGCCGACTGAATAGCTGATATTTCTTTTCGTTGCGGAGAAAACCTTTCCGGCCAAGAGGACTCAGCATTACCCTCTAAATCTTGTCTGTTATCGAGATAGAAATCTACGTGATGACAGGTGCCCTGCAAAAAATCATATTCACGTTTAATTTGGTATTCGTTCCATAGCTCTTGGCATTCGTCACGCTCTTTTTCTTCCATACCGGCCCACGGCATCGATGGAAGCATTGAACTACGAGTCCCCCGAAACTCGGGATTTGTTTTGTGGTCCAGCAGTTTCATCGCCACGTCATCTTCATAGATAACTGTGATGGGGCAAATAACGCTGCAAGGTCTTGTGGGAGAGCCGAGGTAAGCTACATCACCTTTGAGCGTACTCATACGCTTTTGAACCTGCGTCGGCGAGGCGGCTGACTCTCTATCTTGAATGTCATCGCAAATAGCAAGCTCGGGCCTTATGATCTCCCCCGAGGGTAGCTCTATGGCACGGCCACGTATGTTCCCGGTGATCGACGACACGTCCAAGATACCACTAAAACTGTTCGGGACTTTGTCGTACCAAGCAGCCTTAAATCCCGGCAGCGAAGGTAGTATGACTCGATCTTGCCCCCAGTACATGTTTGTAACTTCGCCGCAATATCGAATGCCTGCGGCCTTTCTCGTCTCACCTTCCATAGCACGAACAACAGCACATATCTCAGGAAAGTCTTCAAGCAAGGCTGAATTGTATTGCAAGTTCGATTTCATTGCAGCGAGTGCAGAGTTCGATGCGTTTGCAGTTGCTCCAATGAACATTGCGTATCGAACTCGGCCTGTCAAAACAGACCACAACACGCCCGCTTTCGACAGCGTAGATTTACCAGACCCGCGTGGCATCGCGAGGGCGTAGTTACCAGCATTACAAACTGAGTCCTCAATCTTTTCTATTGCTTCCAAATGAACATTAGACCAGTTAAGGTTAAAGGCTTCAGGTAAATAGGTTTCGCAAAACAATTTCAAAGAATCAGTACACTTAATTCTGCGATCTAAGTTTAACGGGCCTTTAGCGATTAAAGCACCCCACTTATTTAAAGTTAGCTCCTGAGCCGCTCTTTTTTGTTCGCGATGCTGTTCATTACCATTGCCCATGAATACTACCTATGCTTTCTGAACTCCTGTATTATTAATCTGGAGTTGCAGAGAAGTTGTCGAAGTTGCGTAGCCCAGATATCTAACGTAATCGCTTGAAGCTAAATCACTAAACAAGCTAATACCGCCTGCGGTTGGCCCGAGAGCGTACATCTGTCCTGCAACCAAGGTAGCACCGACTATGTATTGGCCGCCAACTGCTACAATAACATATTTATCGGTAGCGGCTGCGGAGGTAAGTGCTACACCTAATATCCTGTCTCCAGCAACTGATGAGTCTGCGGGACTCACTGAGGAATCTGAAGCCTGCGTGACTACTTGTCCTGCTGTGACCGCTGCACTTGTCACATATGATCTATAGGTAATGACTGCGTTATTAGAAGTCACTAGCGATGATGTGATGCTGAGTTCCGCCATTTTTTATCTCCGATTTTTGTTTTGGTAGTTGAATACTTGACGATCAAGGTTGTATAGTTTTTTAGCTGTGAAATCAATCATCAACTGTTCGAGTTTACGTGCTTCACGTTCGCCGCACTCTTCTACAATCTCGAAAAGACACTCGTTGCCATATTTTTTATAAAGGCTGTTAAGTATCCTATTTTTATGCTGCCCCGATTCTAATTTTCTGCGATGGGAGTGGAGTCGTGTTCTAATGTTTTTCGAGCTTCCGACATAACTTTTGCTACGTAAACTCCCGAAGAAAATTCGGTAAACGCCGCAAGTCTTCGTAGAGACGTTTTCGGAGATGCTTGTCTTTGTAAGCGGGTGAGGCTTATGGCTCATCGCCCCTGCGTCCAATCCCCTCGCTAATCCCATCCTGAAGGTCTTCCAGTGCTTCAGACATTGTTTTCGGATTGTTAACCTTTGCGACTATAGCTTTATGGATAAGCAAATAAGCCAGTTTTATAGTCCTAAAGATAAACGTGATTACGCAAATAATTACTGTAGTGGCCCAGCCTTGTTTAAAAAATAATGCTGCAACCAAAAGACCTATTAAACCATAGAAACTCCATTTCAAAAGTTTTACAGCACCACTCAACAGCGTAAATTGTTTTAGCAATTTATCTTGAATGCTGTCTTCTTTTTTTAGTTGTTCATCTTGTTTTTTTTTAAACATATCACGAAACAGTTGAGCCTCTTGCCTCTGCATCGCATTTTCAGTTTGCATTTCAGAAAGGCGGTTTAGCAGGCCCTCCCGCTCGCGACTATTATTTTCCTTCAGTTCTCGAAGGCGATCAAGGAGAGACTGAACAAATCTTTCGTTATCTAAATTAGACGGAGGCACATCCCCTCGATCAGGTAAGTTTGGAATTTTCCCCCCGTCAAGAACATCTAATACAACGCTACTTTTCATCGCCATGCCGACAGTTTTTCCATTCAGGCCAGCTTGCCAAGCAACAAGGCCGACAATATAACCCTCGCCGTCCTCGTCAAAATGTACAATCGAGGAGCCGCTGTCGCCGGGGTAGGCCGAAGGCCAGAATAGGAAATGATTTTCGCTAACCGATTGAACCTCTCCAATTTGAGCATTCTGGGGATGGCCCGCATCGCATCCAACGTGAAAGATTTGCTGCCCAGTTTCTATTTTTGCTTCGCGAATCGGAATGACTGGAACCTTGTCTAAAATTCTACCATGCGGCAAAGAAACGACAGCCACATCCACGCCATTTTCTTCGACGCACAAGTCTACGCGCACCTTATATTCAATTGTTTGTTTCCCGCCCAGAATGAATTGAACCGTTATGGAACCTTTCGGGTTGTCGCAAACGTGATTATTGGAAAGGATAAAAAGACGACCGTTCTCCTTTCGGTACACATTCCCAGACCCCATCCACATCACAGATCCGCGAGAATCTTTTGCCCTAATCCGAACAGTAGACTCAAAGACATCTCGCATGTTGTCATTTTCGATCAATACGCTTGGCATTACGTCATACCTAAGCTCTTGACCGCGACTAATGCCAGCAGTAATGCTGCACCCAGACAGTAACAAAATTAGAAAAATTGCTGCCAGCTTTAAACTCTTCATTACTGCTCCAAAGATACTAAGAAATTTTGGCGAGATATTTCCAAATCGCGTTCAAAACGCTCCGTGAGTATTCTATCTCTTGCCTGCTTCGCACCTGCTAGGGTCCAAAAGGTGCCAATCCATTTCCCGTCGATTTTGACTCGGAAACGGGATTTAGATTTTACAAAATAAATATGCCTTAAAACCCGACCGGGCTTGTGTGTTGCGTGTAGCTCCGCAATCCTCTGCTCGTGATCCATTTTAATCCTTCCACCAAAGGTTCCAAAATGTAAAATAGCAGACAAGCCAGTGGAGGGTCTAGCCGTTCGGTAATGAGCCTAGTCTGCTGTGTAAAAAAGCGTGGCGAGGAGATCGGTCTGTGCCGGAGTCTCGACTCGCCAGAGGGCACTTCGCCTCACACGCTTATTGAGCCTGATCAGTGCCTTCGGGATTCTATGATCCGTGTCATCGCGTGGTCAAACGCTGTTCGGCCTGAGACTCTTTTAATAATAATATGTATAAAAACTATCCTACATATACTACCGTGCTAAGTTTTTGTTTTTACTGGGTTTTGCGAACATAATTTTTAAATAATGCCATAAAAATTCTGTTTTTGGTTTTTCGGCGGTTCGTGCAACCTTAAAGCCCCAACTAGCTTCACACCGTCTCACAGGGCACCGCCTTCAACGCACGGCTCGGGAGCTAGAATTACGCCGATTAGCTAGTGTGTTTCGAGGTGAGTGCAAAGCCTAGTTCAGGAAACCCCTGTTTTTGCGGGGCAATATGCTTTTTGAGTCGTTTGAGTCACGAGTTGCGGTTAAGCCCTATGGCGGGTGTACTGTATGGGCGTTTTAAGTACACCTGCCTAGAGACAAAATAAAAATATAGCCAAAACAGGACTCAGTGCTGTAAGTGCTTACACAGCATGGATTTGCGTAAAACAAAAACTGACTCACTGAGTTCAATTCCCACCACAAGTCACACAATCCGCTCCGCGAGCTTCGCAAAGTGGAGCAAGCTAGTTGGGGCTTGGGGGCTGACGCGAAACCGCGAAAAAAGGGGAATACTACATAGTGTGGTCGCCCAGCACGATCCCCCTCGCACCCAAAAAAAGCAAAATCCACCCCGCCCACCCCCCCCAGAGGAGGGGAAGGCTTAATTGAATCTACCGCCCTATAGGGT